ATGTTTAATAAGCAATTATGGGCTAACGTGTCCAAACTACATTTTCTAGAGAGCTATCCCGCTTTACCATGCCCATACTGTAAAAGTATGAATCTTAAATTAGATACTGAAAGCTTTACTTCTAGGAAATTATCTTGGCAAGCAAGAAGAGCTTATCAGGAACAGTTTAAAGACAATGAGTTAATGGATTTCGCAAATAAAGAAGATAATAGCTTCTTTAAGTTAGCAGCACTTGTTCTTACTGCCGCTGATGGGGCAATGTACCAACCTTCGCAATTTATTGCATTTTTCAAGTGTGGTATGTGTAATGAAAATGTGTCATCTACTGGCTTAGCTAAAATACCAAATAATGATACATCGGTTAGACAAATTAAAGTAGAAAGCTTCAACCCGCCTTTACCCTTGTTTCCATTGAGCGATACAACACCGACCTCTATAAATGAAGAGTTATTAAGTTCGTTTAATCACTTTTTTTCTGACACTTGTTCTTCGGGTAATCGGCTAAGAAGGGCGGTTGAAAAGCTATGCTTAGAGTTAGGTTATACACAAGAGAGAAATCTCTATCAAAACATTGAGGCTATGGCTGATGAATTTCCTTTAGAGGCGCGCTGGCTTCAATCACTTCGGCTTGTAGGGAATGAAGCGACGCATGCTGATAAAATAACTGAAGATGACTTATTAGACTCATACAAAGTGTTTGAAGTGGTACTCGATATATTCAGGCGAAAACACATAGAACCTGAAATTGAAAAGGTAGCACTTCAATTACAAGATAAGTTTAAAAAACCGCACAAACAATTAAGTCTAAAGCCTTAAGTGTGGGTATTAATTACAGGTATTTTAATTTTTATATTGAATGATCTTTGAAGCCCACTATAAATTTTCGGGCTTTTACGTTATTGCACTAATAGTTTTGCTTTTTTTGCTGTTAGTACTTTTGATCATTATGTCATCTATTAGCTCTTGCTTTAGGTGGCTGAGTGTCTTAAATTTAGACAAATCGTATTTCTAGTTGCAGGGACAGCATGGCTCGTAGAAAAAATAACTCTTCAGAATTTATAAATATGCTCTTCGAAATAACAGGCTATTTTTGGCAAGTTGGTGCATTTATTTCAATGCTTTTGTGGTTACTGACTGGCTATTTACTTAATTGGGGATATGGCCTGCACACCAAAGAACACACAACTGTAATTACTGCGCTATTTGAGAAGTTCTCTATCATTTATTATATTCCATTCCTTCTAGCTCTTTTTTTTGCTGTGGTGTTTTCATTTAAGTCTTATCAAACATTGAAAGCTCAAAATAGCTATTAAACAAATATAATGATCGTGATAAATTGGTCGAGATTCCTTTATTAATTTTACATATTTAAGTGAGCATGATGAAAAAATTCAGAGCATTATGGATAATGTTTGGTTTAGTGGCATTAATACAAGTTACTCTTGGACTGGTTATTTATTTTGAACTGCCTAATTGGGATGCTAGAAATTCCTTTGGTGGTATGTTTGGAGCTATAAACACTTTATTTACTGGGCTTGCATTTTGTGGTGTTATTTATACGATTGTCCTTCAAAGTAAAGAGTTAGAATTACAAAGGGAAGAACTAAAATTGTCCCGTGATGAATTATCAAACCAACGAGGGGAGTTACATAGAGCTGCAGAAGCCCAAGCCAAACAAGCTGAACTAATGTTTCAAACCGCAAAAATCAATGCAGCTAGTGCGCGTTTAGAAGTAGCGACTACTATGTATGTAAACAATAAAAATATACCTAAAAGCTATAACAAGAATGAAAGCCATGATTCACGAAACGCTCTAGCTGATGCTTATAATGATCTTATGCGCTTGTATAAGGCAAAAACGATTGATTAGCACTTTGTTGTTCTGATTAATAAAAATTAAAACCCGCTTAATTAGCGGGTTTTTTATGGGCTTAGTATTTGTGTATCATTCGGCTTAGTTTTTCGAACGATGTAACCATGTCTTCTATGGCCAGTGCGTTTGTATGTGTAGTTTCACCATCTTCTATGGTGAGTAATTGTCGGTGAATAATAATGATTCATTCCATCTAATAAATTATCATCCTAAGCAATAAAGTCTCATACTACTAGGTGGCAACTGTAGCAGTAAAGCTTTACCACGCTTTATTGTTTGTTCTGTGAAACTGGTAAATTGTTGCAATTTTACTCTATTTTGTTTCGTGAAAGTGGCAGTTTATTTGGCTTTTTACCACTTTTGTCTTGTTGAAGTGGTAAACATTTCAGATCTAGTATGAGACTTTATTATTTTGTTTTTAGTGAATGCTGGAATGAAATTTTAATCAGTATGATACTTTAATTATTATTAGCGGCTTTGGTTGATAAGTTAATAGGGGTTTTGGCTCTATTTAGTATGGTACTTTTTAACGCACCCACAGTAATATGCGCTGGTAGTCCAGTGGGTTGGGTGCTTTGGTTATGGCCAGTTGCTGCTGGGCGTCAAATGCGCGGATCACTTGCAGGTGAAACTTGGGGTTTATTTAGCTACATAACATAGGCGTAAACTGATTCGTTGCTTTTTATTAATAGCAGGAATTCCATCTTTTTCTAATTCAGTAATTAATTTGGGGTTGTTTAAAGTTAAAATGAGGAAGCTATCCTTAACCTTGCCCGCGGAAAAAACCGAAACCATTAGGTTTTACAATATCAGGATGTTTAGATTTATTTAATAAGCCCCATCCACCAAAACCATTTGCTATAGCTTTACCTTGAATAGAAATTCCTCGTTCTCTACCTTCTATGATTGTAAATAAAGCTCCATCATTAATAACAAAGCCATCAAAACCCGAGTCAAGAAAGCAACCCTTTAAAATTTCTACTCGATTATCTGATAAATTTAAATCTAATAAAAGTAAGCCTTTCCCAGCTCTTATTTTTATATTTGAACCTACCCACTCATAATCCCATGATTGCGTTGAGACTTTGACCTCACCTTTTTCTACAAGTAATAATATATTACCTTCTATATCAGTTAGTTTAAAAGATACACATAACCAGCTATTCTCCGAATGAATAGTGAAGAAACTTTCACCATTAATCCAAAGCGCATGGTGCTCATTGTTTTCATCTGGGTATGAGCCTTCAACCATATTACTTCCGAATAAAGTTTTTAATTTACGAGTTTTCTCTAACTGAAAAGGTGAGGTTAGGTTATTATTCAAGTTAAAAGGTTTAGCTCTAGCTTCGATTATTCTGTCTTTAGATAATTTGTATGGCTTAGCCCTATGATGATTTGGACACAATAAAATCAAGTTTTCAACAGTATGCTCTTTGACTATAGAATATTCTTCAATATGGTCATATTCAAAGAAAGGCATTCCACAAATAGCACAACCAAATCCACATTCTTTCCTGACTCTTCTTTTAATATCTGCAGGAATGTATCTATTAACTGACATAAAAGTATCATTACTTAATTATTTTATATTTAAATTAGCAGTCTAAAGACATCTATTCAAATTTAAATATTCAAACTCACCGTCAAGTTAGGCACTTGCACCCATTCTACTTGCTTGCCGAATTCGGTGTAGACTTTGGTTGATTTACTGTCTGAGTGACCCATGCGGGTTTGTGGGTCCCAGCCTTGGGCTTTTATTAGGCGTGCTGATAGGCCGCGTATTTCGTGGTAGGTTGGGCGTTCTTCTGGTTTTAAGTTGCTATATAGGCCTAGTTGGTCGCGTACGTTTGAAAATTCGCGGCTGATATTTTTGCTTACTATTTGCGTGATGTGGTTTACCAATGCACTGGTTGGGTTTGAGTTCTTTTTAGGGAGCTTATGCACGACGTAGGGTGATACGGTGTTATCGCGGCTGTTGTCGATAATGGCTTTTATTGTGTCGTTTATGGGTATGATCACGTGCGACGCTTCACTTTTATAGGTTTTTTGGCGGTGTATGGCCAGTTCGCCGTAAATTTTGCCGTGTTGGTCTGTGAGTGGTTCTTTATACCAAATGCAACCACAGCGGCCTGGCTCTGCTTTTTTTAGTTTGTATTCTATGCGCGAGATTTCGAGTACTGCGTGGGTGGTTTGCATGGTTAAGTCCATGGCTGTTTTTAGCCAAAGTGGAGCGGCGGCCCGTATTTTTTCAAATGCGTTTACGTCTAGGGCTTTGCGCTTTTTGGCTTCTTTTGGTTTTTTAATTTTAAGCGCAGCTGGGTTGGTTAGCATGTGGCCTGTATCTTTGGCGTAGTCGAATACCAGTTCAAGAAAGCTTAATTTGCGGTTGTATACGTTGTTACTGGCGCTTTGATGAAAGTGGTTAATGTAGTCGGTTACGTCGCTTAGGGTTATTTCTTCGCCTGGCATAGTGAAGTATGACTTAACGCGTTCGGCGTCGTTTAACCACGTAGATACTACACTGGTGCCGGGCTTTTTATCGGCGGTCATGCGTTCAATTATTTTATCAACCAAGCTGCTAAAACTGGTTTTTGACGCGGTGTCGTTTATAAGGTCGTCTAGTAATGAGCCGCCTCGTTTTATGCGGTTGTACTCGTTTGCAATTATGATTGCTTCGGTACGGTTTTGGCTAATTATTTTGCGCTTGCCGTTTACCAGTTTGAGTTGATAGCCGGCGTTTTTATCAAAGTATAAAAACGGCGGCAGGTCTCGGTTTTTGTTAAGTCGTTTTCTTGGTGCCATGTTAGCTGTTCGCTGCTAGTTGCAATGCAATTTCTTTTGCTTTTGCATGCGTTCCTGGTTGTTGGTCTTCGTAAATATACACTTGTTGGCCTGGGCCTACCAATTCACCTAGTACATAACCTGTTGCTACCCAGTCGCGGAGCGATTGATAACTTGGTAGTGAGTCGCTGTGAAAGTGGTTTTTGGCCCAGCAGCGGGCTTTCATTAATTTAGGCTTTTTCATAAGTCACCTTGCTCTCGTTTGGCTGTGTTTTTTTCATTGTGTGTTTACGTTTATAAAATTGGCGTATGCGAACCCGTTGTTGGGCTATGCAATTGCGTTTATATCTGTGCATTGGTGGTTAACTTTAATTGTTTGTAAATATCGCTTACGTATTTAGCTTGGTGCTTGGCATCGTCTAGCGCGTTATGTGGGTTGCCTTTAAATTCGTTTGATTTTTTAGGGTCGATGCCTAGTACTCTGCGACAAATATCTACAACGGTGCGAACGTCGCGGTCGTTACTAAAATGCCATGTTTTGGTCATTTTTGTGGCGGTGTAGGCATTGGTTAAAATGGTGTTGTCGAACGTGGCGCCGTTGCCCCATACAATGCGGTTTTTGTAACCTTCGATTTGGTATAGCCAGTCGTTAAATTCGAGCAGGGCGTCTTTTAATAGCATGGTGTCTTTACTGTTAAAAATAGCGCGGGCTTCGTCGCTTTTTTTCATCCACCATTTTAGGGTTGCACCGTCTACTGTGCCGTAGTTCATGGCGTCTTCTAGGTCGATGACTTGGTAAAATTCTGCTCCAATGTTGCCTGTAAGCGGGTTGAAAAATACGGCGCCAATAGAGACGATAACCGCGTTTGAGTGCTGGCCTATGGTTTCAAGGTCGAGCATTACGTCGTTTAGTTCTGTGTTCATTGTTATTCCCAAGGGACTAAGCCCAGTTGTTTACGTTTGTCGTTCCACTTTTTAACTAGTTGGTAGGCTTCTTGTTGAAGCTTTTTGTTAGTTAGTAAGCGGCTGATCTCTTCTGGCTTTTTTGCTTTAAAGCTGACTAAGGTTTCGAGCGTTGCTTGCTCAAAGCTATTCATTAGTCGCTGCTGTTTGCTAATGCTTTTATGTCTTTTACGTCGGTTTGCCAGCCATTTGCTTTTGCTCGGCGAAGCCATCTACCGCAGTGCTCAAGTGTTTCTTTTTTAGGGCGTAAACCACCTTTGGGTGCTTCTACTAGTTCGGCTTCGTCGTCTTTGTTAAGCAGTATTAAACCGCCACGGCCGCTCTGATTTAAGTAGAGCAGGGGCGTTTGTTGTTCGTCGTGCCCTTCAACCATGCCACCTAGGTGGTAGGGGTAGGTTTGAATTATGTCGTTGTCGTTTCTGTAAATTTGGTTTATTGCAGCTACATCTAGGCGGTTTTCAAGTTCAAGTATTTGCTCTTTTAACTGCGTATTTTTCTTGCATTCGTCTTGGTATTTACGCTTTTGCTGCTCTGCGGCTAGGCGTTGGCTTTCTAGGCGCTCTTTGTAGCTTTTAACTTTTTCGCGCAGCTTTTTAGGTGTGCCGGCTATTTCTTTAAATGCAGCAAGGGTAATGTTTGCATCTTGATTTTTGGTTAATGCCTGGTCGCGTTCACGGTTCGCTTGCGCCAGCTTTATTTGGGCGTTCTCAAGGTTTTTAAGCAATACCGCCGCGCCTTGTTCGTAGTCTTTTACCAAGGAGGTTAGCTTGTCGTTTTGCTCTTGCAGCTGGTCTGCTTCGGTAACCATTTGGTCAAACTCGGCTACTTCTTGGTTATAAGCCGTTACTAAGGTGTTGATTGCATCGACTACTGATAAAGGTTGGTTGGTCATGTTCATATCCTGGTGTTGTAGTAACTTCAATTCAGCCCACTCGTTGAGTGAGCTGTCAGAAATTACTGGTTAAACCCATTGGTCTAGGTTTTGTTCAATAATTAGTAATGCAATGAATACTGTTATAAAGAGTATTGCAATTAGGTTTTTCTTGAATGATTTCATGCGGCCATTGCTGTTTTTAATGTGCGGGTGTTTTCTATTAGGCTTAAAAAGGCTTTGGTAACGCATAGGTCGCGTTTGGCGCTGGCATTAAGTGCAATTGACCCTATTAGTTTTTCTTTATGAGTGTTGACCAGAACTATTACACAGAACTTGGTACCCGATTCGTAAAGGCGAAGTTCCTCACCCTGCATATGCTGGTTCATAAAGTGAATACGTTGTTTTAGTTGGTTTATTACCAATGCTGTGAATACGTTTAGCATGATTGTTCGTCCTTTTTTCCTGTTGTGTTGTTGGTTGGTTGCTTACGGCAACCACTCGGCTGGGCTAGTTGGGCAAGTGCGCGCCAGCAGGTTGTGAAACTATTGCCCTGAGTTAGGCCGCGTGTGGCGGTGGCTCAGGGTATGGGTTGTTGGCCGCTTTAATATTTGGAATTACCAGTTCAAAGGGGCTTGCCTTTTGTGCTTGCTTTAGCGTGTGAAGTAACGGGGCCGTGGCGGCGTTATTTCTGGCTGTTGGGAATAAAAATACTTTGGTCATCGCTATTCTCCTTGTGCCGTTAGGCTGCTAGTAAGTCGTTTTGTAGTTCACGCATGCGGCGTAAACGGGTGGTGCGAACTGTTCGGGCTACCCGAATAGTTCTAAAGCTGCGCTCTAGGTCGTTATTTGCTGCGCTAATTAGGCAAAGCAGTATGCATACGGTGTAACGCAATACGCCTTGCTTGATTGCTTGATGTACCGTTTGGCGCATAGAATGGGTATTAAATTTAAAGCTGAGCTCGTTACATGCTTGGCGAACCGTGCACAGTTTTACGCCTAACTCGTCAGCTATACATTTTTGCGGTAGGCCTTTAGCGACCAATAGCAAGGTACGCGCCTGTTGAGTTGGTAAGCGTGAATAGGGCTTGGCGTTAACGTGCATGTCGTCAAGTTGGTATCCGGTTTCTGTGCGTTGTGTGTTCATAGTACGGTCTTACAATTTAAGTTGTTATTTAGAATACAACTTAAATTGTTTGAGTCAACATTAAATTACAATTTAAATTGTAATTTAAATTGTAATTTTGTTCGTGAATACTTTTTGATAGGCATAAAAAAACCGCCGAAAAAGGCGGTTTAAAAGAGAAATTTTTTATAGCTATAAAAAAACTGGACTTGTAGTCCAGTTCTTTAAATTACTAAAGTAATAGATTTTTTATTATGATTATTCTTTAACAACATGTTCTTTAACAACATGTTCTTTAACTACGTGAGCCATAACGACCCCCTTGTGTTGTGGTGAATGAATCTTCATGAGTAGATTATAACATATTTTTTCTATTGTCATGTACTATATTAATGATAAAACCTTAAGCCTTCCTTAACTAAATATCATTTGGTTTTTGGGTTAGTTCCACCCTTACTATCGTCATTAATTTTAATCGTAGTGTCTACCTCGACAGTTACATTATCTGGAACAGGAGGATTTTCGACAATAGTTTCTGTTCCTGCGGGATCATTTTTATCAGTATCTGTTTTAGCACTAGCACACTTATGTGCTTTTTTTAATTCATCAGTATTAGTTATTTTAATACTTATTTCATCCTTATCTGGAACTAAATCTTTGAAAGGTTTTGATTTCCAGTCTTCCCCAGGCTTTAAACTAAAGGTTACATCATCATTAGTGTTGGATTTTACAACAAACTCAAGAGTGCATTGTGTTTCATTTTTTAAGAAGATTATGTACTCTTTTGTGAAAAAACTAGGAGTTGTTCTTCCTTCGTTTTTCATATCCATCCAAAACCAATAGTTCGTTGTTAGCCTACCTTGCTTACCTGCTTTTAGGTTTATATAGTATTCATCAGAATAGGACTTGCCGGTAAATTTCTTATAAGGAATCTCACTTGTTTTAGAGGGATCGTTACCCACAAATGTAACATGATGTAACTCACCCCAATGGCTACCCTTAAATTTCTCAATCACAGAAGCATCTGGGGCAACGCCTAAAGAACCTATTTTTTCAGTAACGTTATAATTATGGTGAATATTTCTATATATAGAGTTTGTATTTGTTAGTATTTTTAAGAATTCTTCGTCACATTCTTGGTAGACGATAGTTTTCTCCGTTTGAATAATTTCACAAGAAAGTATATTCATTTTGTGGGTTATGTAATCCTTTTGAATCTCGTCATCTTTAATTAAAGGGAACATATGGAGGATTTTTTCTATGAAATTATAGTCAAGAGGATCCTTAACTTTTATGTACTTAATTACAAATGCTGTCGTTAATGTAATTAGTAAATAAAAAATTAGATCCTGAAATGCAGATGCATAGAAAGAGGCAATGAACCCATCAGGGAGAGTCAATGTTTTGCTATCGTTATAGAAGTCCTCATGAGAGATCGCAATTAAGACAATTACAGTAGTATAGAGTGCAATAACAGAAATAATGGCTGAAATAGGGTACTGTTTTACTTTTGTAACTATTGCGTCTTGTCCCCATAAACTTAAAAATAGAGTCACGACCAAAATAGATACGATAACGCCAAGTGCAATTGTTGAATAAAAAAATGTGAACGCAGTTATGATGCACCCAAATATACACAAAATAATATTTTTTATCATGAGATTACCTGTTAATTCCTTTTTCTATAACTGCCAATAACTACACCACAAATGGTGGCATCAGGGAGCATTTCTATTATTGGGTTAGGCCAGTTTGGGTTGAGTGCTTTTAAGTATTTTTGCGAGCCATCAATAATAAGTTGTTTAAATGTAGCTTCTGTATTGCCATTTTGCCTAATAACAACGCACGAACCGTTACGCGCTTCGACCTCTGGATCAACAAAGATTATTTCGCCATTGATAAAGTCGGGCGACATTGACTCGCCTTTTACTTCAAGTGAATAGGTTGATTGGCTGTGCTTTTCAGGGCAGGGGTAAAACGTTTCTACATCGTTCAAATGAATGTCAGCCCAATGACCTGCTTGCACCCAGCTGATCAAGGGGACGTTAGGACTAAATTTTTTCATTTCTATAGTGTTATTTTCATTTACACCCATACTACCACTGCCAGATTCTAACCAATCTGGTGATACATTTAGGAACCTTGCTATGGCGACAAGGTTTCTCGGCTTTAAGGTCTTACCTGAACATATGGCATGAATGGACTGCTGACTAGCACCTATAGCGCTAGCGACTTTTTCCTGAGTTATGTCTTTCATCTCTAAAACATAACTTAAACGCTTAGCTAATGTATTCATAATTATTAATTTATATGGTTTTTTTCATTTTACAAGAAAATTTGTAACATAGAAAACAACTTAAGTTGTTGTAAATTACAATTTAAGTTGTATGATGTGAGGGGTCAATCACAAAGTAGGTATCAAAATGACTACTCAACCAGCATTACAAAAAGCAATTGCTACTTTAGGTGGCCAAGTAAAACTTGCCGATGCAATTCAAACTTCTCAACAAAACGTATCTAACTGGCTAAGAACCGGCAAAGTTGCGCCTGATAAAGTAATTATTATTGAAAAAGTCACGGGCGTGTCTAGGCATGAGCTGCGGCCTGATATTTATCCGCCTGAGGAAAGCAAGCAAGCTGCTTAGGTTGGTAGTTTTCATGTGGGTTACTCCTGTGTTGTTGTGTGGTTAATTTTAGTGCAATAACACAATGTGGGGTAAACCTGCGGAATATATGTTTTTTTATACAGGTGATTTATGGATAACAAAAAAAGCGAATGTATTGGTTTAGCAACATTTGAGGTATGTGGGGAAACCATTCAATTTGGTTTAACTAAAGATGATTTTGATATGTTTAGGCTGAGAAAAAAAAAGCTCCAAGACAGTATTAAATCAATGACAGATAGTCTGAAGCATTTTAGTGAAGAGAGAGTGAAGCTAGAAAGTCAGTTTGCTGTTATTCATCAGCCTGAAGCCAATTCTCCGGTAAAAGATTAAGGGCTGGGCCGATGCACTTTAGCTTGGCTATATCATATTGGCGAACGTTATATTTGAAGAAGTATTCGTTACCTTCCTTAGTAGCAATATATTGTTCAAACCAACTTGGTACTTGTTTTACTTTAAATTGTGTAACGGTTAATCCTTTCTCTGTAATTGTGTATGAGTCTTTATAACCAGTTGAACGGCGGATATACCCCTCGTCATTTAGCCAATTTAAAGTTGGATTAAATGATTTATCCATATCTTTGATAAGGTGGTTTATTCCGTGTTCATCAAAAAAAGCTAGGATTTTATCTTTGCTTAAAGATACTTCAAATGGAAAGTTTTTAGCTGTGTGGTGGAGAACAAGTGAACTAACTAAAACAAATTGGTTTTGTGCGTCGAGTTCTAAAGACATTTTTTGCTTCCTTATTTTGGTTTGTTGGTTTGGTTACTGAACATACTAATTTAAGGAAGCGCTTTAATACAACACAGGAATAATAACAATGCAGCAAACGACTTTGCAGGATTTACAGGATGCATTGCAGTACCTTGACCCTAATTGCTCACGTGATGAGTGGGTTAAGGTGTGCATGGGTATTAAAAATGAGTTTGGTGATACAGGCTTTGATGCGTTTGATAGTTGGAGCGCAGGTAGCGAGCAATATAAACCGAGCGATATTAAAAGTACCTGGCGTAGCATTAAGGTTGGTGGCGGTACTACTATTAAAACTGTTTTTAAAATGGCTATAGATAATGGGTTTACTGTTAAGCGTGAACCGATATCCCCAGAAGAACAAGCCAGGCTAAATAAAGAATTTGCACAACGTGCTAAAAAGCGCGAAGCGCAAGAAGCAGAAGATGAAGCCGCGCGCCAGCGTTGGCATGGGGTGATTGCCGATTTTTCCAAAATACTTGTCGAACAATTTACTAAACCTGTTAACTCTAATAAATATTTGGCTGCCAAGAAGGTGGCCAGTTTTGGTTTAAGCAGCTTTAAAAGTGCTGTGATAGTTATATTTAGGCCTAATTTTACGGCTGAGGCTGTGACAGGTGGTAAAGAAATTAAACAATTTTTTGCTGATTTGCCTGATAAGGAAACCCGCGATTTTAGTTTTTTACATTTTAAGCGTGGTGATTTAGTGATGCCGTTAATTGATATTGAAAAGGTGCTTTGGAATATTCAGGTTATTAATGAGCAGGGAACTAAGTTGTTTTTAAAGCATGGCCGTAAGGCTGGGTTGTTTCATTTTATTGGTAAGGCGAGCAGCTGTAATATTTTAGCGGTTTGTGAGGGTTATGCCACTGGGGCGAGCATTCATATGGCAACTAAGTGGCCATGTGCAGTGGCGCTTGATGCGGGCAATTTGATGGCGGTGGCCACTGAGCTTAAACACAAGCTTGCTGATAAAACCTTTATATTTTGTGCTGATGACGATGCCAATACGAAGGGGAACCCGGGTGTAAGTATGGCTAATGATGCTGCAGCTGCGGTGGGTGGTTTGGTAGCAATACCTGACTTTGCTGCTGTTGTGGATAAGGCGGCATAATGGCTAAAAGTAGTTTAAACGATTGGAATGATTTACACGTTAATGCTGGCCTTGATGCGGTTAAAGCACAGTTACTGAGTGTGGTCGATAAGCCTAGTGCTAATGATGGTAATAAAGAAAATAACCCGCCGCCGCAAAACGCTGACGCGCGACAGCGTTCTCTGGGGGATAAGCAGTGGCAAGACTGTTTCCAAAGAACGAATTCGGGCATGCCTCAAGCTAGTATTAGTAATACAAAGTTGGTGCTTGAGAATGACCCTGCTTTTGATGGTGTGTTGGGTTATTGCGATTTTAGTTACCGCATTATTAAACGTAATAAGCCGCCTTTCTTAAAGGGTAAAGTAGGTGAGTGGACTGATACTGACACTGAGCGCTTACGTATTTACCTTTCTGAAACCTATGGTTTTACACCTAGGGCCAATGATGTGCTGGGTGCTATTTTGGTTCATTCAGAAGAGCATGCTTTTCATCCTGTTAAGGATTATTTAAATACCGTTAAGTGGGATGGTACGCCTCGCGTTGCTGTGTGGTTGCATAATTACTTGGGCGCAGAAGATACTGAATATGCCGCAATGGTTGGGACGTTCTTTTTGGTTTCGGCTGTTGCACGTGTTATGTGTCCGCCAGTTAAGGTGGATTCGGTTTTAATACTTGAAGGTAATCAGGGCTTAGGTAAGTCGACCATGTGTAATAATTTGTTTGGTGATTGGTTTACTGATACGCCTATGGCCCTTGGTGAAAAAGATACGTTTCAGCAAATGCAGGGGATGTGGGGTATAGAGCTGGCTGAGCTTGATTCGTTTAATAAGGCGGAAAACACGAAGGCTAAACAGTTTTTTGGTTCTAAGGTTGATAGGTACCGCCCGAGTTATGGCCGTATGGTGCAGGAGTTCCCGAGGCAGTGTGTGTTTGTGGGTACCACTAACCAAGATAGGTATTTAAAAGACTCTACGGGTAACCGGCGTTACTGGCCTGTGATGTGTACAAAGATATGCCAGGATGCAATTGCCCGTGATAGGGATCAGCTATGGGCTGAGGCGCTTCATTTGTTTAATGGTGGTATGCCGTGGTGGCCTACTGATGAATATAAGCATTTGTTTGAAGAACAGCAGGAAGATAGGTTTGATTCTGATGTGTGGGAGGGGCTTATTTACGATTGGCTGCTTAAGAATATGCGTGGTGATTATTCGTTGGCCGATATTATGACTGAGGTGCTTGGTATGGATCCTCATGCTATGCGTCCGCCTGAGCAAAAGCGTGTTGGCCAGATTATGCATAGGCTTGGTTTTATTAAGAAGAAAAAGCGTGTTGATGGTAAACGCCCTGCGTTTTATGTGCCGCCTGAGGGGTTTTGGAATGCTAAGTAAATTTTTTAGTATGACCATGACCAGTTGCGGTGACCGCTGTAAGGTGCGTGGTTGTTGGTGTGGTCATGGTGGTCATGGTGGTCACGGTGTTTTCGCGCACACATACGCGCGCGGGTGCGAGCGGACACGCGTATTTTGTACTTTCTATTTATATGTTTGTTCTTGTGTATGTAAAAACACTATGACCAGTATGACCAGTATGACCAATAGAGTAAATACAAGGGTTTCAGCGGTCACGGTAGGTGGTCACGGTAAAAATAAGGGTGACCAGTATAGTTTAATTTGTTATTTGGCTTTAATGGGGAATGATGATGCAGTTAGTTACGACTATTGATGATTTGCTTAATGAATGGGGTGTGTGGTCTCAGGCTGGTTTGGGGCTTACGCTGAGCTCTGCATCGAATGATGGTGTAGTGGCGTTAATTGATGATGATATGGGTTTGTTGATTGACCAAGCTGTGGCAATGCTGGGGTTGTATGCTCCAAAAACGAAAGTGGTGGTTATGATGAGTTACCGTTCTAAATTGAGCACTAAGGTGATCGCTAATAATTTAGACATTGGCGAAACTAAGGCTAAGAAACTTTTGCTTAGTGGCGCAGCTTGGCTTGAGGGCCATTTGCTGGCTAAGGGCGTAATAATTAAACAAGCAGCTTAATTTATTTTGGAGGTTTTATGTTTTCATCATTCAAAAATAATAGTTTTTCTAAGGCACAGCTAGAAACTGTAAATATTGATATAGATGGAGTGGTTAGTCTTAATTTAAAAAATGACTTAGTTAAGGCTAAAATCAAAGAGCAAGTTTTTAAACTAAAGAAATTAAACGATATTATGAATGGTATGAAATAAAAGTTGCAATCGGGCGCCCAATAACTATACTAACTCAGGTAAGCTTAGCAAAGCTGCATCATAAAGCCCGAGGTTAACACCTTGGGCTTTTTTGTGTCTGCTGATTTATCCTTACATCCTGTTGTTGTAACCCGCTTAGGTTTTGCCTTAGCGGGTTTTTTACGTTTGAGGCCTTAAATGAAGATTAATAAACTATTAGCCGCTGGTGTTACGGGCGTTCTTGCCTTAACGGGTGTAATGGTTGCTGAATTTGAGGGTGAAGTAAGAACAGGCTATGTGGACCCTGTTGGTGTGGTTACTGCTTGCTTTGGCCATACTCAAACAGCTGAGCTTGGTAAGACTTACACTGAAAAAGAATGTTTAAACCTGTTTGCTATGGACTTAGGTGATCATAATGAGCAGTTATTGAGAGCGGTGAATATTTCGCTTACTACCAGTGAGCATGCGGCATATATGTCGTTTCACTATAACGTGGGCGCTGGGAACTTCCGTAGTAGTACGCTGCTTAAATACTTAAATAACGGTGAGCGTGTTAAGGCATGTAATGAATTACAACGCTGGGTTTATGCTGATGGCCGTAAGTTACCAGGCTTGGTTAAGCGCCGAGAGTTGGAACGACAGCTATGTTTGAGTGAGTTAACTGATGCTTAGTTTAAATAAGATTGTTTTTGCAGGCTTAGCAACGATGCTGGGCATTACTGTTGTTAAGTATATGGCTGTTGAGTCTGACTTAACACAAGCACTTGATAATAATAAACAGATTAAAGCATCAGTTCAAAGTTATAAAAACCATGCAGAGCATTTAACTAATAGCTTGGCTGATGCTGATAAGCGAAATAAGCAGCTACTTAAAGAGCGTGATTTACTGGCTAAGCTGAGAGCTGATCACCAGCAACAACTTACTTCAATTAAAACTAAACTCCAATCTTCTACAGCGCAGCTTGATGCGTTAAGGCTTTCAACTAATGAAACAACTAAGACCTGGGCTAACGATTGTGTGCCTAGCACTGTTATCAGCATGTTCAAGTACGCAAGGGTTGGAGCCTGCAGTAAAGACAATAGTACAAACTAAATATGAGTTTGTGTTGATGCCTAATGAGTTTATCAAGCCATGTAGTGTTAGTTCTCATGTTGTTGGTGATAATGCATCACATAGCCAGTACACGGCTTATTTAGAGTCTGTTATTGATACGTGCAATGAACAATTATTAAGAGCAAGAAGTTGGAACAATGCGAATAGAGATTAGTGATATAGCTACGCAGAAAGTTGTAAGTGCTACAACGTATAGTGCTAGCTTAGCCACTGCTGCAGGAGGAGTGTTTAGCTTGAATGAGTGGGCAATATTACTAGGGATTGTATTTGCAGCTCTTACGTTCTTAGCTAATTACTGGTTTCAGTACAAACGTAACGAGCGTGAAGCAAAGAAATATGAAGATGATAAGGAGTTCCATAGGGCTCGCATGAAAGAGTTGCTTTTGGAAGACTCCAAGCATCAGCAGAAGCGTTTTGATGAACTTCTTGAGATTGATGCTAACTATAGAAAAGAGCGTATCAATAAGATTCTGGAACAGCGCAGTGGCAACTAAGCCTGGTACTTGGTGCACTAAGTGCAAAGCTGTGCACAGAGGTGAACCATGCCCTAAACGTTTACCGTTTGGCCGTAAGCGTAACGGGGACAAACAATCAGGTAGAGGTGGCCGTGTGTGGCAGCGAACAAGAGAGTTTATATTTCATCGTGATAACTTCTTGTGTCAGATATGCAAAGCTAAAGGTGTTCTCACCTCTGTTGAGTTGCATGGCGCTTACCATGGTATATGTGATCACATTGTGCCGCTGAGTCAAGGTGGTGACGATAAGATAGATAACCTTCAGACCATATGCCAAGCATGTGATAAAGAAAAAACAGCACTTGAGTCACGTCAAAGTCTTAACCCGGGGGTAGGCAAAGTTTAGCGCTATCCCACGTACACCGCCCCCTCAATTAGATTTTTATGCGGGGCAGAATTGAAATTGAAAAACCCATTTGAAGAGATTATTTGGTAATTATGGCAGGTAGATATCCATCAGTAGCAGAGGATAGAGCTAACAAGGTAGTTCCGTTCCCTAACTCTACTGAAAACAAGGAAATTAGTGATAAGGACGCGAAAAAGATCGCGACCCAATCGCGTCCGCGTGGAATGTCAAAGCCAGAACAGCAGATATGGAATAGTGATATACCTGAGTATGTAAAGATTAATCGCTTTAAGCCTCACTATATTCGGTTTTTTAAAGAGTACTGCATTGTAATTGCGCGCATGGAAGCGGCCCTTACATACTTAGATGAAAATAATTGGAAGTATACAACTGAAGGCCGCAATGGCATTCAACATAAAACGCGGCCAGAGGTTAGCCAGTACAATGATGATTGGCGCAAACTGAATAGCTTGATAAATCAGATTGGTGGTAGTCCTGCGACAGATCAGCGGTTTAATAATTTGCAGCCTGGTCTATTTGATGATGTGTACTGAGTTCATCTAAATGCAAAACCGTAGTAATTACCCAACGTTTCAACGTGATCACTTAGCTGATATCGAAAAGTATGCATCTGATGTTTTAAGCGGTAAGCGGCCATCTAACAAATATGAGATGGCCGCTGTAGAACGTGAAAGCCACGACCTAGCAAGGGCAGGCAGTAAGGACTTTCCATATTACTTTGACCCTGAAGCAGCCCTTAAAGTTATTTGGTTTTTAGAAACCTTTAGCCATGTAAAAGGCAAATGGGCCAGAGCAAAAGGGCATGAAGGCTTGCTTAATTTGAGCGGCTGGCAAAAGTGGATAACAGCACAAGTTTACGGCTGGAAACATATAGAAACTCATCGCCGGCGTTTTCGTACAGCATTCACGTTAGTACCACGTAAAAACGGCAAATCTACTTGGGTTGCTCCCATTGGTTTATACATGCTAGCGAATGATGATGAACCAGGCGCTGAAGTTTACTGCGGTGCGACTACACAAAAACAAGCAAACGAAGTGTTTAATCCAGCTAAAAAGATGGCGTTAAAACAGCCTATATTTAGGCGCCGTTTTAATATTGAATTGTTTGCTCAGCAGATAGAAAAAACAACGGACGGCGGCAAGTTTGAACGCTTAATTGGTAATCCTGGTGATGGTGGTTCGCCAAGTTGTTATTTATGTGATGAGTACCACGAACATGATGATGACGACCAACGCGATACGATGATCACCGGCATGGGTGCCCGAGAGCAGCCACTTGAATGGATCATATCAACAGCGGGTTCTAATTGGTTTGGGCCATGTGGGCAATTCCAAAAAGAGTGCCAAGAGATTCTTGAAGGAACCCGCACCGACGAAACTGTTTTCGCAATGATTTACACCATAGATAAAGATGACGACTGGCAAAGCGAAGAAGCACTACGCAAGGCTAATCCTAATTTTGGTGTATCTGTAGAGGTTGAGTTTCTTTTAAACCAGCTTACAAAAGCAAGGCAGTCAGCGCGTAAGCAAAACGCATTTAAAACTAAGCACCTTAATTTATGGGTAGGTGCTCGCGAGTCCTGGCTTAACCTTGAAGATTGGTTATCAGCTGCTGATACCGAGCTTACAATGGAGCAATTTACTGGCGAAGAATGCACAAAAGGCGTCGACCTTTCAGAGTCGGACGACTTAACAGCCGATGTAACGTGTTTTACACGCGAGATAAACGGCAAATTACATTACTACTTCTTTGCGAAAACCTATGTAACAGAGGCTAAAGCAAACGAAATAGACATTTATCGTGACTGGGTAGACCAAGGCCACTTAATTGAATGCGAAGGTACCAGCATAGATTACGACGAAGTAGAGCGCGCTATCGAAACTGATAACGAAAACTACCAAGTAACTGGCTTATTTTACGACCCAGCAGGTGCAGCACCTATAGCACAGCGCGTACAAAACAGCACAGGCATAGAGCCAATTAAGGTATCACAAAATTACACCAATTTTTCACCGGCAATGCGTGAGTTTGAAAACTTACTCAGGCAAGGCCGCATACACCATAACGGTGATCCAGTTCTTACTTGGTGCCTAGGCAACGTAATAGCCAAAGAAACCATGGACGGTAAATACATTCGCCCAGTAAAAGAACATAAAGACAACAAAATAGATACCGCCGTCGCTAAGTTGCTGGCCTTCATTGGCTCATGGCAGCCAGAAGAAGATGATGGTTCTAATCAAGAATTTTTGGAATTCTAATGTTTAATATCCCGTTTTTAAGTCGTTTCAGCAGTAAAACCGCGCCAGCAGTTAACAACTCTGCTGATCAAAAAGATATTACAGTGCAGGATATAAATAGTTTATCTGACCTGTTTGGCGTCATGCCATCATTGGCAGGCCCAGCTGTAACGCCTAAAACATCAATGAAAGTGTCAATCGTGTTTGCATGTGTGCGTCTAATTGCCGGTGCAATTGCACAGATGCCTGTACATATCTATGAGCGTGGTGATAATGGCGATAAAAATCGCATTGCTAACCATAACTTAGCTAACCTTTTTAACTTACAACCTACACCAGTATGGAGCGCTGCAGCGTTTTGGGAGTTCATAGTTTCAAGTATGTTATTACATGGTGATGGTTATGCGGTGTTATTACGTGATCGAAATGGTGATATCGAAGAGATTTTACCAATCAGTCCAGTAGGTATGAACGTTGTTAATAACAACGGTCGGCTAAATTACTTTTTTACGCTTGGTGATACCCCGCGAGGGTTTGACCAAGACGACATATTACACTTTCCGGGCTTCGGTTTTAACGGCCTTAAATCTATGTCGGTAATTCAGTGGGGCGCTTTCAACAGCATTGGCCTTGAGCTTGCCATGGAGCAACACAGCGGCGAGTTCTTTAAATCGGGTTCAACTCAGCGTGTGGCCGTTGTTAAGCAAGGCAAGTGGGACGAAACACAAAAAGAATCATTCAGAAATGCATGGGTTAAAGCATACGGTGGTATTGAAAACTCAAAATTTCCACTCGTGCTTGATAACAGCACAGATGTAAAACAACTTAGCGTATCAGCTAAAGACTCACAGCTGCTTGAATCACGCGAATTTCAAATCACCGACATAGCCCGCGCATTTGGTTTACCGAGCTTTATGGTAAACCAAGAGCAAAAATCAACATCGTGGGGCTCAGGTATTGGTGAAATTGGCTTATCGTTCTTACGTTTTACACTTGGGCCACACTTAAACCGCTTTGAACAAGAGATAAATCGCAAACTGTTTTTAAACAAATCCATGTTCGCCGAGTTCATAGCTGCAAATTTAATGCGCCTAACGCTTAAAGACAGAAACGAAGCATACCGCCAATCTATCGGTGGCTCACAAGGTCCCGGCTGGATGAGCATAGACGAAGTTCGTAAGCTCGAAAACCTACCCGAGCTGGGTGGTAAATACGCTTTGCCATACGACCCAATTGCAAATAATCAACCAATGGAAAACGAATCATGAATAACAGCCGCAAATTAATGCAGTTAGTTAAAAATAACTGCCAAAACCGTGACCAAGTTGGTTATCAAGTAAAGCAACAATCACCACTGGCCAACGCAGGCGAAAGCCGCCCAGCATTTTTGATTTACGATGTAATTGATCCATGGTGGGGCGTATCAGCAGAAATGATAAAGCGCGACTTGCTTAGCATTACTGATGCAACCGACATCGATGTTTATATTAACAGCCCAGGTGGTGACGTATTTGAAGCAACCGCTATTTACTCAAGCTTAAAAGCGCACTCTGCAAAAATCCATGTTCATATTGATGGTATAGCAGCCAGTGCAGCAACACGTATTGCATTAGCAGGTGACACTATTGAAATAGCTGATTCGGGCTTTTATATGATTCACTACGCCTGGACACTTGCCCTTGGTAATGCACAAGAGATACGCGACACCGCCGATATGCTTGATAAAGTCGACAACACCATTGTAAACGACTACGAAAAACGCACTGAAGCAGGCGAAGAACAAGTGCGCACCTGGATGATGAACGAAACATGGTTTACTGCGCAAGAGGCATTAGATCATGGCTTTGTAGATAGCATTATGCAAGATGGTACAAACGATAAATCCACCAATAAAGCGTGGGATTTAACGTCATATCAAAATGCACCTAAACCCCAACAACCACAAGATAAATTTGTGCAGCGTGAACGGCTAGAGCGATTTGCCAACATGCTGCTAACTACTGGCTAGCTCCGCTGGCACCACTACTAAAGCACCTACGGGTGCTTTTTTTGTACTTAAAATTGAGGAAATATAATTATGTCTATCCAACAAAAGCGTGAGCAGCGAAAAGGTTTAGCTGTAACCCTAAACCAATTAGTAACGGATCACCCAAAAGACCAGGCTTGGGGCGAAGACAAGCAAAAGCAGTACGATGACCTAGTTAATAAAATAGATGCAATTGATGGCGACTTAGACCGCCAACAAAAAGTGCTCGACTTACAAGCTAAGTCAAAGCAAACCATTCAAGACCGTGCCGATAATAACGGTATTTCTACTGATGAAGCTGAGCATCAACTTCATCAAGAAAAAGCTGCTTATGCATCTTGGTTACGCGGTGGTATGTCGGCACTGAATGAAAACGAACGAGCAGCAGTACAAGCACGTATCGACAGCCCTAAAAATACAATGAGTACAGGGCAAGGTTCAGAAGGTGGCTATTTAACGGCTGATGAAATTGCACCAGGCATTTCACAAGCGCTTAAAGCGTATGGCGGCATGCGAGAGCTGGCAACAGTAGTGCCAACTGCAACCGGCTCTACAATTCCATGGCCTACAGCTAACGCAACGGCTGAGCAAGGCGAATGGTTAGCAGAAAATGGCACAGCAGATGATGAAGATACTTCATTTGGTGTTCGTAACATTGATACGCACATGATCAGCTCTAAAGTGATTGCGGTACCGTTCCAATTATTGCAAGACACTCAGTTTGACCTTGAAGGTTACATTAATAGTCAAATTGGTATGCGCATTGGCCGCACCTCGGAAGATGCGTTTATTAATGGTACAGGTACTTCAATGCCACACGGTATTTTAGCCGATACCACAGCGGGTAAAGTAGGGGCTTCAGGCCAAATTGCAACCGTTACATTTGATGACTTGGTTGATTTACAACACAGCGTAGACCCTGCGTATCGCCGCAGCATGCAATGCGGTTACATGATGAACGACGCTACAATCAAAGTCGTTAAAAAACTTAAAGACCTACAAAACCGCCCACTTTGGTTACCAGGTATGGAAGCCTCAGAGCCTAATACCATTTTAGGTAAACCGTATGCAACTAACCAGCACATTCCAACTATGGCGGCTAACGCTAAGTCGGTTTTATTTGGTGATTTCTCTAAATACATTGTGCGTGATGTATCGCAAATGTTGTTCTTCCGATTCACAGATAGCGCATATAGCCGTAAGGGCCAAGTTGGTTTCTTAGCGTTTATGCGCACTGGTGGCCGCTGCATCGATGTAGGTGGTGCTGTTAAGTACTACCAAAATGCAGCCGCTTAATTGATGCTCCAATTGCCCCTGTAAAGGGGTTTTTTTTATTTAAGGAATTTGACCATGGCAGCTAAAAAGCTAATTACTGCTCGTGTACTGGTTACATGTGTAATTGCAGATCAATCTTTTGAGCCAAACGCACTTGTAAAAGGCGATGCTGAGTTACTTGAGCCACTTATTAAAGTAGGCGAATTATCAAGTGACAAAGCAGCGGTTGACTACTGCAGCAAAGAGCTAGATGTAAAAGTTGTTGACCTTAATGCGACTGATGAAGACGCAGAAAGTGAAACCGACGAAAACACTGACGGCAAAGAGTAACAACAATGAAAATGCTCCGAAAGTTAATACAGGCGCCAAGTATTGAGCCATTCACTGTAGAAGAACTGGCAGCACATACCCATGCTGATGATGATCATCATGATTATTTGCAAAGTTTGGTACCTAGAGCGCGCAAACGTTTTGAACAACGTAGTGGCCGGTTATTAGTAGAGCAAACATGGCAGTTTGCACTACCCAAGTTCTGCAAAGAAATACACCTGCCTTACGCGCCGCTTCGGAGCATCACATCAATTAAATATATTAATAACTTGGGGCAGCTCGTTACTATTGACCCAAGTGAATACCGTGTAATTGAACATGGATTAACGGCCACAATTACTCCTAAACTAGGTGGGCAATGGCCAGCTGTAGGCTTTAAAGTGTCTGATGCAGTGCAAATTGAATGCGTATTTGGACATGGTACCCTCACAAATGAGGGTACCATCATTGATAATGAAACACTTATAGACCAGGACAAATACGACCTAGCAAAACAAGCCATATTAGTACTTATTGGTGATTGGTTTCGTAACCGCGAAGACACTGCGCCCGTCAAACTTTACGACATGCCAAATGCATTTAAAGCCATTGCTGATGAACTGGCGGTTGAACTGCTATGAAGTCACTCCCAGCGGCTAACTACAACTGCAAAGCCAGCTTTGGTAAAGGCACAAAATCAAATGATGGTTATAACACTAACAGCCATCAACATGAGTTTTATAAATGGGTAAACATACAAACAGGTGCAGCAAAAGAGTTTGAGCAAAGCGGCCAATTAATGGGCGAAATAACTCACACAATCTCGTGCCGTTACAGCAATAAAATAACCCCAACACAGCAAATTGTTTATAAGCAACGAGTGTTTGAAATCATTGGTACACCCGTTAATCAAGACTTTGCAAACGTATTAACTATTATCGCGGTTAAGGAGATAACACATGCTTGATACAGGTATTGATATTTCTGGCCTTAAAGAAATGGAAAAAGCACTGCTCGATATAGCCAAAGAAGTGGGGGCAAAAAAAGCCACCGGCATGATGACCAGCGCGATAAAACAAGGCGCCATTAAATATCAGCAAGGTATGCAGCGCAACGCACCCGAGTCAGACATAGTTCGTAAGGTAAAAACCAAGCGCGGCCAAAAAGTAGAGATTCGCCCTGGCTTTTTAAAATCGCGTATTCAAGTAAAAGCCAGCACCAACCGGCAAGGGCGTGAAACCCGCCGCTTTGGTAAAGGGGTTGTATCGCTAGTTCGAGTAGGTGTGTTTAAAGTGCCTTACATTGTGCAAGTTGAATACGGTACTAACAACCAACAGGCAGACCCATTTATTCGCCAAGCATTCAAAAAGCGTACTAATCAAGCTGTTGTCGTCATAAACAGAAATTTAGCCAAACGTATTAAGCTTGCTGAGCGCCGCATTGCTAAAAAGAACAAACAAAAATGATAGAAAACAGCATACGCACAAAAGCACTGGCATCATCAGCGCTTACAGCCTTAATTGGCGATAAACTGCATTTTACTGTGAACCATAACTCAGATGATAGCTATGTTTTGCTTAGTGTGATCACTGATGACACACCCATCGAAATTCATATGGAAGACAATCAAAGCGAAGCACTCATTCAGTTTGATTGTTACAGCAAGCTACCCGCTACGGCCAAAGCCATAGCCAAAGAGCTTGATAACATTTTTAACAAACAAGGCTTTGTTGATGATGAAGTAAACGTGCAGCTTGCACTTAAACAAGGCCGTATACCTGACTTTGAAACCGGCTCGCATTTATACCGCGAGTCATACGAATATATTTTTAAATACCACACCATAAATAACGAGGTTTAAAATGCCAGTCACTCCAGTAACTACACCAGCCGCAGATACGGTTGATTCACATAAGTCTACACTGCAATTTTGTACTGCGGGTGTAGGTGAAGTCGACACTATTTTGCCAGGACTCGACATCATCCCACAAATTAACTCAGGCAAAGTGTATGAAGACGATACCGACATTGCAGCCGATAGACGTTCATACAGTGAGAAATGCCTACCTGAGGACCAAGATTGGGAGCTTAGTTTTCGCCATAAACCAGCCAATGTAGACCAAAAAGCGTTCTGCGATATGGTAAAGGCCGGCACACCTATTAGCATTAAAGTAACCCGCGCCAGTGGTGAAGTACAAGATGTTGAGTTTTTACCACATGACTACTTTAGTGGTGAATCGGGTAAAGATTCAGGTAAACAAATGTTTGCTTGCATTGGTAAACTTCAAGAAGTTGACTTCTCAACGCTACCTGCAGCTTAGGGGGTTAAATGATTACAGCAGCCCAAATTATGGCGGGGAAGTTACCTACTTCTTCCCGTGAGTTTGACATTGAAGGAGTAGGCAAAATTGTATTACACCGACTGCCGGCAATGGATGAAGTAAAAGCCCGTGAGTTATTTAGCGATAAACACGCCGACCCTAAAAAGCTTGAGAAAATGGCGCAGCGCAATACGTACTACATGCTGCATGGCAAGTTTGACGATAAAGAAGCCGCTAAACTGCCTAATCTTATTGATATGCAGCAGCTGGGTATGATCCACACCACTGGGTTATTTTTCACTAACCTTGCTCAAGAGAACCTTGAGGCGATTGAAAAAAACTAAAACAGCAACCTGAGTTACAAGCGCTCTGCAACCTAGCAGATAGCTTGGGTTGCTCACTCTACGATCTTCATAAACGCTTATCAGCTGACGAATTGGAGCTGCGCTTGGTTCATCAAGGGCTCAAAATGGGCCTGACATTCGACAGAAGCGAACAACGAAAAATTGAATACGAGCAAAAACGCCGCGAAGCTGAAGCGTTTTTAAATACCTGTCCTTGGCGTAAACAAAAGAGAAATTAACACATGGCATCAATTGCAACGCTCACTATCGATTTAATCGGTAAAAGTGGGAAGCTGACTGCTGAGCTCAATAAAGCCAATAAAAAAACCTCATCGTGGGCTGATAAAACCCGTAAATTGGTAGGCGGTAGCGCTAAAGTTATGGCGGGGTTTGGTGCGGCAGGAGTTGCCGCGTATGCCTCTATTTATGCTAAAAACGCAGAGTTTATTGATCAACAAGCCAAAACCGCAGACCGACTAGGCATTACCACGCAGGCGTTAGGTGGTTTGCAGCATGCCGCTAATTTATATGGTGCTTCCAACGAAGAGCTAAATAAATCACTGCAAACCATGCAAAAAAACCTAGGCCAAGTGGGGCAAACAGGCACTGGTGAAGCTAAATATGCGCTTGATGGTTTAGGTTTATCGGTTCAAGAGTTGCAAGGCCTGGCGCCAGAAGAGCAATTTAAACTGATTGCCGACAAGCTCAAAGGCGTTGAAGACCAAAGCCAAAAGGTTTACCTAGCACAAAGCTTAATGGGTAAGTCGGGCGCTAAGATGATCAACGTGATGGACGCTGGCGCTGATGGCATAACCGCCATGATGCAAGAAGCCGATGCTCTGGGTATGACGTTCGATCGCATCGATGCCGCTAAAGTCGAAATGGCAAACGATGCATTCGATAAAGCTCAAAAAACCACACACAGTTTTGGCCAAACACTAGCTATTGAAACAGCGCCTATTATTGGCGCTATTTCAGATATGTGGACCGAATCAGCAAAAGAAGCCGGTGGTTTTGGTTCTATTGCTCAGCAAGTAGTTACTAAAGTAGCCACAGGCATTGGTTTTTTAGGTGATATGGGCCGTGGTTTACAAGTTGTTTTTTTGCTTTTAAGGCAAGGTGTTGCTGAACTTGCAAATGTAGCAGTACAAAAATTTGCAAATATTGCCAGGGCAATAAATCCAGTACTTGAAGCTTTAGATATGGAGTCTTCAGGTTTAAAAGAACTTGAATCATTTGGCGATTCATTTTCAGCTACAACTGACAAACTAGCTAAGGAGCTAAGTGACTTATCTATGGCACCCATGCCATCAGAAAAAGTAAAAACTTGGATTGCTGATGTGCAAGACAAGTTTCAAGCCGCAGCAGAAGAGCAAGTAAACAACCCAAAAAAGAAAGACCTTAGTGATTTACTGGTAAACACGGACCCTAAAGAAGCGAATGAAAAAGCACAAAAGCTAATTGAGTCAGCTCGTAGCCAATACCAACAAATATTTGATGCGCAATTAGCACAAGATGGCAAAGAAGTAGAGCTCGAGAACCGTCGTTTTGAGCGTAAACAGCAAGAAATGGAACGTGAATTTCAGTTACTACGTGATAAAAACCTCATCACTACTGAGATAGAAGCAGAGTACAACACAGCCAAAGAGCAAGCATTAGCCCAGCATGAGCAAAATATAAGCATCATTAAGCAAGAGCAGCTTACCACTCGGGAAGAAAAAGAACGCGAGCACCAAGAAAAGCTAGCCGAAGGTGAAACGCAGCGAAACCAAATGATGCAAGAAGGCTATAACGGGTTGCTTAATGTAATGAGCGGTTACTTTGATGGTATGGAAGGTAAAAACGCCAGCTATGCCAAATCAGCTATGGCCATTGGCGAAACCATGCTTGATGAAGAAAAGCGAAATTCAATGCAAAGTATTTGGACTAATACTTATGACACCGCAATGAAAGCTTATGGTGCGCTCGCTGACATCCCCTATGTTGGGCCTGTTCTAGGTGCAGCTGCTGCAGGTGTCGTTATAGCAGCCGGTGGTCTTTATGCTGCAAAAGTGGGTGGTTTAGCCTCTTTCGATGGTGGTGGTTATACATGGGATGGCCCACGAAGCGGTGGTCTAGATGGCAAAGGCGGCCAGTTGGCCATGCTACATCCTCAAGAAACCGTTGTTGATCACACAAAAGGGCAAGGCTTGGGCTCTAGTGTCACAGTAAATGTGATTGAAGATGTCAACCGTGCAGGTTCACAAAGTCGAAGTCAGCTTAATGGCGAAGATGTCATAAACATATTTGTAAGTAATATCCGCCAAGGTGGCGATGCATCCTCTGCGCTTGAAAACACCTATGGCATACAACGGCAGGGAGTATGAGTGTGTTAATAAAATACCCGAATGATTTAAAACTCCCACTCGTTTCAAGCCACCGATTATCACAAAACTCTAATTTATTACGCACAGATATGGCAAGTGGCCGCGCCCGCCAGCGAAAGCGTTTTCAGTCAGTACCCACCACCATGGGCGCAACCTGGAAGCTTAATAAATACCAAGCACAAATACTCGAAGGGTTTGTTACACACGTTGTTAACGAAGCTGTTAATTGGTTTTTAATGCCAGTTCGCACTCCACAAGGGCTGATAGAACATGAAGTGCGTTTCATTAACAGCCCCTTAGAGTCATGTACCTACAACGGTGGCTTTTGGAATTACCAAGCCAACATAGAAGTTAAAAAACGCGAATCTGTTTCAGAAGAAATAATGACAAAAAACTTACTTCTACCAAAGACGTTAGAACAATTTGTTTATTCAATTGAAGCAGCTATTAAAAGTTATGAGGAATAAAAATGTCCAGTTTTTTACAGTTGATTGATAGATTGCAGTCGAGTATTGATGCGTTAGAAACAGTTATATTTGGCGATGATGATGCAACGGCATCTGTCGATGGGAAGACTAAAAGCAGCATATCAAAATCGATAAAAGAACAGCTCGCTAATCTTAATGCACTAGTTGAAGGTAGAAAAGCCTATACAACCCTATCATCGCTTGTTAATGACCCTGATGTTGATATAACAAAGCTAGCTGAAGTATGGAAAGATACCCCAGAAAACAATGGTGTTTATGGGTTCGACAACGGCAATTGGGAAAAAACTGAGCTTTCTTTTTTTGAAGAGCTATTAAAAGATATACGCCCAAATATTTTTTTGGATTCTGCTTTTGACGGTATATACGTAAAAACAAAACATCCTGACGCGCTAAAAAACGTATCATATAACCCGATTAATAATAGTCATGAGTTAACATTTAAACATAGTTCAGATCAGCTTATTTATGTTGATTACAATTTAGATATAGAGTCAATTAATGAAAGCTGTACTTTATATTCACAAATAAATATTAATAGCCCTGAGGCTGCCGAGTTCTTATTTATTTATTACGATGAAAGTAACCAAGAAATAGTGAGACACAAAAAAAAGGCATCTGCAGCAGGTTTTCAAACAGTGAAAATGCAAAGTTTAAAGCCGAGCAATGCTTTTTCATGTGTATTTAGACTTGTTAGATATACAGGTAACTCAGTGGCTCAGACTGAAGATGATGTGATTTTTAGCAATATAAAAATATTGAGTGAATCACTAGCGAGCAATTTATTAAACAAAGAAATCCTATCGATTAAAGAAAACGTTGAATCTCTTTTGCTAGGCCCCAAGACACAAAGATATTCAGGTGCTGATTTAATAAACTTTATAAAAGACCCCCATGATTGGAAAGGCATAACAATAAATGGGCTTCAATCAAAAGTACCAGTAGTTACTGGGCCTAGTGGTAAGCATGGGTTATTGCAGTCATCCCAGACAGTAAATATAACAGTAACAAATAGCTTATTCTCAGATAAAATTAGCGCTGGGGTGACTTTAACCAATAAGTTTTCAGGACAAATATCACCAAGAGTATTATTGCTTCAATATGCAAGTAATGGTGCCGAGCTATCACGAGAAACAAAAAACATCCCAAGCGCCTTAGAAGTTGACGTTAATGATAGCAACAGCTATTTACACATTGAGTTCTCAGGTATAGATGTTCATGAAGATGCTTTTCGTGTTGTACTGCTTTTGGATGCGGGCAAAGGCCAGCCAATTATGTTTTGTAATCCGTATATAACAGAAGGTGAAACGAGCAACTTACAAGGCATACCAGCACGTGACTTTTTAGATTTTTGGATTGACCCTGAACTAAAGCTTAAAGATACAACCTATGCAACGGGTGCATCTACGGCTGTTGATTACTTTGGTGACCCAACATTAGTTGTTGATAGTAATGACACAACGGATGTTATTCGATACGAGATTGACTCATTAACTTTACCAGCGCAGTTTTACCTATCAGCGGCAATGAAATCAACAGCTTTGACTGCTGAGGTTGGTGTATTGTTCTTAGACAAAGACCGAGCAGAACTTTCGAGAAATATATTCCCCTCAACTAAGGCCAACAAGTGGGAAAAGATAAACTCTCTTATTACAGTTCCGGAAGGTACTGAAAAAGTACAATTTCGCTTCGTAAACTGGGCTGCAGGTGCTCAAGAAACCGCTACATTCAAACACATCACTTTGACAGAAGAGAATGTTGGATGTGTTTACCGCTCTTACTACAGCAGCAGCAGTCAAATTGATCTATCAAACACCATTTACTTATCACCAAATGGTGATGACAGTAATGCAGGAACTAAAGCATCGCCAATGCAAAGTGGAGCGGCGGCACTAAGAAAACTGCCAAATGGTGGTCGAATTATTCTTTTAGATGGAATACACAAGAATTTAACCTTTAGCCTGTCAGCTGTTAGCGGTCGATTTGAGGTTTGCGCCGCAACACTTGATGAAGTTAGAATTATTTATGATCGAGATATTTTGAAAGAAAACTGGGCTGCAACTGATTATGAAAATGTTTATAGCCAGCTATGCGAAATATCACCGAGTAAATATCTATGGCACCACAACCGGAAAAGCGGTGAAATATCAATTGAAGATAGGCACCCACTGCAACGCGGCCGCACACACAGATTGAGTTCATCAAAATTGCTTGAGGCAAACTCTCTTGAAGATTGCTCATTAAAACCCGGCTCATGGTTTTATTTGACAGACCGTTTATATATACATCCTATAGATAGCGATGATCCAAACCAATACGAATATTATATCCCTACAACGAACTCGCTATTTGCAGGGCAGCATAGCGGTGTAGACTTAGTTGCAAGAGGTATAAAGCTATTCTATGGAAGATTTAATGTTCAGGGTTGTAATTCTTACGAACTTTACGAATGTTATTCATTAGGTTCATCTTCTAATGGTGTTGACCGAGGGAAGACGCGTGGGCTTGAATATCGCTGCGAATACGCAGGGGCTGGCAATGATGGTGGCAATGGACACAATACAAATACAGAATACACGGGCGTAGGACTGCCCTTCGCTTCTAGTGTTGTTTTGTTTGATCAATGGTCTCATGATTGTTATGACGATGGGGACTCACTTCACGAAAGAAGTGAAGGAACCTACCACGGCGGCTTATTCGAGTTTAATGGTGACAGGGGAATTGCAACGTCTTATGGTTCACATGTAACCCTTTATGGGGCAATTGCTCAGCATAACGGTCAATCAGCTAGAGGCTCAAACTATGCTGGTGAAGGCTTTTCTATTGTTGGCGATCTAGTATCTGAAGAGCTAGGTATTGGTATTCAGATGGTATGCATTTGCTGTGTTAGTATCGGGAATAACTTCAATTACGCCGTTAACGTAGTTAGCCGTGATGAAAATGCAAAGTTAGAATTAATAAATTGTCACTCTGAACTCGCATTAGTCGCTGCCTACTCTGCACAAACAGGTCAAGTTGTTTTAAGAAATTGCACAGATATGGGTAGCTCTGTAGTTAAGCGAACTTTAGATGGTGGCCAGATAATTGTAAAAAATGGCGATTTGGTAACATGAGTACAGTCCTTCAGAAAGTATACGCCAGCGCTCCAATTAATGACCTACCAATCCACACATTAGAACTTCAAGCCGATTCCCTGTGGGAGCTGAGAATTTGCGACGGGTTTGATGATATAACTGCAGGGATTGAAGCGGGCGAAATGGTCACTTTTTTAGCCAGCGGAATGGGTGTGTCACTTCCTGCTCGCGGCGTAAAAGGTCGCCAAGACTTACAATTTCAAATTGATAATGTCACTGGTGAAGCACTAACCAAAGTAAAACAAGCGATTGATGCGGGTATTCCAATTAAAGTTATTTACCGTGTTTATACAGCGAGCAACTTAACAGAACCTGCAGAGCCTGCTGTTGAAATGAAAGCGGTTGATGTTCAGGCCACAGCGCTAAGTTTAAATGTAGTGGCGTCATTTAATGATTTAGTAAATAAAGCTTGGCCTAAAAATCGTTACACTCCATCCATTGCCCCAGGGCTCAAATACTTCAGTTAATTATGAACCATATAAATGATTACCTAAGCGTACCTTACGTTGATGGTGGTCGAGATATGGCTGGCCTTGATTGTTGGGGTCAGCCACGTCTTGTGCTGCACAATGTATTTGGTAAACCGCTATTTAAATCGTTCGGCCATGTAAGAGCCGATGACAAAACCAATTTAACAAACGCCTACAGTAAGCTTGTTGATCAGTTTAAACCTTGCCAACCAAAAGAGCAGGCGCTTGCATGTGGTTTTAGGGGGCAAAGTTTAATACATATGGGCTTATGTGTGGTTGTTGATGGGCAGTTACAAATACTGCATACATCACGAAAAAAAGGCCCGTCTATTGTCAAAATCGCTGATTTTAAGCGATTGTTTTTTGAGGTTAAGTTTTATGAGTACACAGGTTGAAATTAAGGTTTACCCTAACAAACTTGATCTTGATTTATTCGAATCCTGTATCGGTTTCGTGGGTCAAACACTAGATGATTGGTTAAAGAAAAATGTACCTGACTATTATGAGCGTGAACAGCCCTTATTTAGTGTAACAATTAACGACAGTCATTTACTTCCTAGCAAATGGGTGACCTATACTTTTAAAAGCAATGACGACATTAAGTTAATTGTTGAAGCTAAAGATCCTGCAACAATTGCTTATGCTGTGATTGCAATTGTAGCCGTAGGTTATGCCGTTTATACAGCCAACCAAATTCCCGATAACTATAACTCAACGACTCCTGACGGCAGTAGTATTTATGATGTAAACACGCAAGGTAACAAACCTCGTTTGATGGGTATTATTCCAGAAGCAGCTGGTCGCCATTTAATTTACCCCGACTACTTAACCATGCCGCGCCGTGAGTATATTGATAACGAGCAGTGGCTTTATTTAATGTTAAGTGTCGGCAGTGGTGAGTATGAAATATTGCCTGAAGAGGTGTTTATCGCCAATACACCAGTTAAAAGTTACACAGGTGATGTGTTCTATGAAATATTCGGCCCTGGTGACGATGTAAGTATTCATGAAGCACATCGTAATGTTTATACCTCAAGTGAAGTAGGCTCAACATCAGGTAGTACGGGTATTGAGTTGAAAGGTAAAATAACCAGCACTGGCGGCGAAAATAACACATATAGCTACTCGTTTTCTGGTAAGCAGATAATTGCCTTTGAAGAAGAGTATGAACCAGAGATAGGTAATTTCAAACATAGAACGGCTTTACCTTTTGAAGAAGGCGAAATTGTTAAAATTCAATATGCTAACAACCCTGAAAACGATGGTTATTACGAAATAATTGATAAAAACACTCAAGGCAATGAGCTTAAAAAGTTAGATGGGCAATATCAAGAAGATACAACTTGGACGGGCTTTGTAACTGAATCTAACTCTTATGCAAAAGTATTTACTGAAGACGGGGGCGGCGATGGTGAGTTTAATGGACCATTTTTTGCTGTACCAGAAGGAGAAGTAACTGATCAATTATGGTTAGATTTTTCAATGCCTAGGGGATTGGGAGAGCTAGACGATGACGGTAATTTTCAAAATCGGTCAGTTAATATTTTAGTTGAGTATAGAGCCGAAGGTGCGCTTGAATGGCTACAAGCTCCAACTATTTTATTTTCAAATGCAACAAATGACCAACTAGGTGAAACAATACCAATAACCCTACCTGAAAAAATACGGCCTGAAGTCAGAGTAAAGCGCACAACACAAGCAAGTGATGATACCCGTATATATGATGATGTTTATTGGACAGCATTAAAAGCCGAGCTTGAAAGTGCAACAAAGTATGATGGCATGACAACCCTAGCAGTCAGAATACGTGGTACCAATAACTTAGCAGGCTCTGCTGAAAACAAATTTAATCTTATTGCCACGCGTGTTTTACCTGTTTTTGAAAATGGCGTATGGAGTGAGCCAAGGCCCACCACAGATATAGCTCCATTTTTTGCACATGTAGTAAAAAGTGCAGGGCATGCAGATAGTAAAATAGGTTTAGAGGCAATAGAAGCATTACACGCTATTTGGCATGAAAGGGGAGATGAATTTAATGCAGTATTCGATAGCGAAAGCACCATGTTCGAAGTATTAAAGCGAGTGCTTGCTGTTGGCTTTGCCGAGCCAACCATTGACTATGGCCAAATCACCCCTGTGCGCGACCAAAAGCGAACTATCTATAAGCACATGTATCAGCCAGATAATTACATAGGCATGCTAAAGCGCTCTATAAAACTGATTGATGACGACGAACCCGATGGTATAGAAGTGGAATACTTCAGTCCAATTACATGGAAGTCAGAAACTATCCTGTGTTTATTACCAGGTGATTTGGGGATTAATCCTGAAAAAGTAAGAGCATTTGGCATTACAAATCGAGACAAAGCTTATCAATATGGTATGCGTAAGCGCCGTAGTCGTCGCTATCGCCGTACACGTTTTGACTTTAAAACAGAAATGGATGCTCTCAATTCACGCTATTTAGACTACTGTGCACTTGCCGACGATATACCAGGCTTTGAACAAACAGGTAGGGTTTTGTTAGTTAATGGCCGTTCAATATTTGTTGATGATGATGGCTTGGACTGGCAAACAGGCGAGGAGCATATATTAGCGATCAGAAAACCAGACGGTAAATTATCCGGCCCATACAACGCTACAAAAGGAAGTGCTAATAACGAAGTGATAATTGATGACGACCTAGACTTCACGCCAGTATTTGACGGCTCAATAGAACCACCTTTGTACATGTTTGGTATCAACGAACGTTGGTGCAACGGCGTATTAATTCGCGATATAAAACCATCATCCACAGACCAAGTAAGCGTAACCGCAGAGTTAGACGATGATAGAGTCTATTTAGACGACGATAGCACCGCACCAAGCGAAGAAAATATAGTTATTCCACCCATATATTCTTAATAACAAAAAGCCGCAGATTAGCGGCTTTCTTTTTTCTTGTCCCATCTATTGAACATGCCGTTAAGGACAATGGCAATACCTAACCCTATTAAAAAGCCAATGATGTTACCGTAAATGGTTAGCACAGCGATTAGCGCTATTAAAAATAACGCTACAATAATTTTTAGAACTCCTGACATCGTTTCTCCCTAAATATTTTTTATTATCTAATCATAAACATCGTAATATGCGAATTCAATTTTAGCTACTGCTGAATCTTTATTTGATCTGGCGAATAAATATTTCTTATGCTTGAGAGTGTGTTCTGGGAAGAAAGTAAAAACAAATAATACAAATATAATACAAATATAGTACAAATGAGCTTTTAGAAGTTACATTTCAATTTGGTGTAAGTGCAGGATATTAAAGGGGAAATAATGGTCGGTATGGAGAGATTCGAACTCTCGACCCCTGCCACCCCATAAAAATCACCTGTGCTTTATCGTGTACAAAAGTGGCTAAAAGTGTTCTACAGTGAAGTATTCAAAGTAATTGTAAGTTATTGCTATTGAAAGGATTAAGCTTTTAAATTATACCTAGTGAACAAACGTGAAGTTTAGTGAGCTCAAATCAGCTCGTGCGATAAGTGTGCGACAAAATTTTTGACTTAACTCTAGGTGTGCGAAAAATGGCGTCAATCAAAGTAAAATTAACTGAATCTATACTCAAAAATACCCCTTTGGAAATTACCAAAATCAATGATACTGAGATTTCCGGTTTTTATTTAAATATTGGTAAGCCAAATAAAGAAGGAAAGCGCTCACAGGTATATTATCTGTATTACCGCCTAGGAGGCCGAGGTTCGAAAGAAAGGAGATTAGCCTTAGGTAACTCATCGGTGATAACAGTGAGTGAGGCTAGGCAGCTTGCTAAGCAGTATATTGGTGATGTGTCGCGCGGTATTGATGTTTTTTTACAAAAAAAGAAAGCAGCGCTGATTGGAAAGCAAGAAAGCATCTCGCCGACAATCGCAGTTCTTGCGAATGAGTTTATTGAAAGAGATATTAAAGCTAATCGTAAAGGTGTAGACCCTGTAATAAGAATGTTTGAAAAAGACATTTTGCCATTTATTGGCAACTATAAACTTAAAGAAATAACCCGCCGTGAAATTTTCAAAAAAGTTCTTGATCCAATAACAGATAGAGGTGCTAAAACGCAGGCGAATAAAACACTATCTATCCTTAAGCAAATGTTTAATTTTGGTGTTGAGCGAGATTTAATCCAAGGTAATCCAATCAGCACAGTTAAAAAGAAGAGTGTAGGTGGCCTTGAAAAGTCGCGAACCAGAGCGCTGGAGTTTGAAGAAGTTATTCAAGTATTTGAACGCTTACCAAAGCTAGGTATAAGCCAACAAGTTATTTACGCATTGAAATGTATTACTTTAACCGGTTGTAGGCCAATAGAGGTCACAGGCGCACAATGGCAAGAATTTGATTTTGATAAAATGATATGGACAATCCCAGCCGAGCGAGTGAAGCAAAACAAAGATGGCGAAAGAACTCATAAAGTGCCAATTACTCAAAATATGGTTATTTTGCTTGATGAGTTGCGTGCAGCATTTGGCTACCTTAATTCTAAATATGTATTTCCGAGTACAACAACTAATAAATCAGGCCCAGGTGAGCAACCGATTGATAGGCATTCACTGTCACGATCCATTAGCCGTAAACTAGATAAATTAGGAGTGCCAAAATTTGTACCTCATGATTTACGAAGAACAGTTGCGACTCGTTTAGGTGATACTGATATTGGGACTGACCCTATAGTGATTGAAAAAATACTGAATCATCAATTGCAAGGAGTGCAGGGCGTTTACAACATGCAGGAATATATGGAAAAGCGTCGCAAAGCTTTGGAAAAGTGGGGAGGCAAAGTTATTTTATAG